ATGAGGAACCTCAACGACCTGATAGACTCCAATCCCATGTTGGCCAAAATGAAGGACAAGGACGCTTGGTCCAAGACCTTCTTCGGATTCACCAATGGTTCTCGTATCACTGCCAAGTCTGTGGGTGGTGGTGTCCGTGGTGCTCACCCTGATATCGTCCTCCTTGATGACATATTGTGGGGGACCACAGAGACTGAACTCGCGCGTGTAGCATCATGGTTCTATGAGGTCATGGTTCCGACAGTTCACCACACTGCCCAGTTGTGCATAGTCGGTACACCATTTACTCCTACTGACCTGTATACCGAACTTGAGAGAAGGGATGGTTACTTGGTTGAGACCTATCCAGCAATCAACGAGGCTGGTGAGCCACTCTGGCCATGGCGCTGGTCACTCGAGGCCCTTGATGCTCGAAGGATGGATATGCCAGCCATCGCTTTCACTCGTGAGTATCTCTGTGAGCCTATGGACGATATGTCCAGCCTGTTCCCCTCGACGATTGTCAGTGCTTGTAAGGACCCCTATCTCACTCTCATAGACAGAAGGGAGAAGGATTCTGATGACCAGTATTTCATCGGTTGGGACCCAGCCATCTCATCTGACCGTGGGGCCGACTTCACTGTGATGGCGGTGTTACGAAGACCAGCGGATAATCCAGAACTGTTGGAGATAGTCCATGTAGTGAGAAGGAAGGGCATGGACTTCCGTACTCAGATTTTTGAGATTATCAGACTCAACAACCGATTCCAGCCTGAAGTGATAGAACTCGAGGCTAACCACTTCCAGCGTGTTTTCGCTACAGAACTGCGGGCGGATACCGACCTCCCTATCAAGACATTCATCAGTACCAAGCAGAGGAGGGAGAGTCTTCTCATGGGTTTGGTTCTTCGCTTCGAGCGCGAGCAGATGCGTCTGCCATGGGGCGATGAGAGGTCTCGTGACCTCATCAGCCAGTTGGAGCACGAACTCATCATGTTCGGTATGAGCAAACAGGGTAAGTTGGAGAGCATCGCTCGTCACGATGACTTTGCGATAGCACTGGCTTTGGCTGTTTGGGGGACTACCGAGTTCCGTGAGAGAATCGTGGATTTGGATGACTTGATGGTGGGGCTGATAGAATGACTTGGGGTAGTACGCTCATAGGTGATGACTATGATGCTGAGACTGACGAGCCTGACGCTGATAGGGCTTGGGTCATCAAGCAGTTCATGCAACATCCACTGTTCAAGAATGCCCAAATAGAGATACCCCAATTTGGTGATGCTACCCCTACCACACCTCAGGGTGGGGGTAAGTTAACCCCAATTCAACCACCAGTGAAGGACCCTAAGGCGGAGGAGGAGAAGCGCAAGAAACTCCTACAACTCAGTGATGATGATGTGATTGATGGTTGGTTCGAGGACCAGTTTGGTAAAACCGCCTCTCAACTTATGAAAGACCTTCGTATGAAGAGGCGAGTTCATAAGGAGTTCTCAGGTGATATCGACCATCTGATAGATGCAGTGAGGATGGCTAAACAGGCGGAGGTAGATTCTATTCTGGGAGGTTTGTCTTGGTCATCGGACCATCTTGACTCTATCAAGGGGCTGGGCATGTCTGATAGAAATTTGAAGGCCCTGAGGAAATTTGGAGATAGCAGAGAGATTTCTCTAACACAGGCTTGCATTCAATGGGAAAACAGTAACGAGGTTCTGAAGCGTCTGGCTCAGATAGAGGGTGAGTGGGACGAGGAGCAAAGAGCGCTCTGGGTAGAATCCATCCAAAAGAGGAAGGAATCCAGAAGCATGTGGAAGAACACCCTACACCAAGCAGATAGTCTGAGTAAGTCCGAAGCCGCTTATCTTAATACTGCTGTAGACATTCTGAGTCATAAGGGGACTATGGACACTAGGGCTATCTTGGAAAATATGTCACATATGGATGGCAGGAACAAGGGGTTTTCAGTCCAGAAGATAAGTGCACTACTCAAGACCTACGGGCCTGAGTACAATATCATCAAACATCGGCACAAGTGGGAGTTGCTACCTTCTGACTCTTCTGACATCATCAAGGACCCATGGGCATATGCTGCTGGTTTCTTGGATGCTGACGGGTATATCACCATCTCGAAACGGGGGGAACCAAGAGCAGGAATCATAGCGACTGGACAAAGAGGTAAGACACATTGCCAGAAAATGTACGACATGCTAGGCTGTGGGGTCTTACAGTTAGACCTGAAAGTACACAAGAGCAGTAAGAGGAGTCAGCATCGACTACAGTTCTACAGTGCTAACGACTTGAGGAAACTTCTAGGGGGTACTCAGCCTCATCTTAGATTGAAGAAGAAGCAGGCCGCATGTGTCTTGGAACTTCTCGATTTGCGGGGCCGTGATGGTGACATGATTATCAAGCGCAGAGATGAGTTGTTCAAGATAGTCAAGTGGGAGAACTGGCACGATGTTATGGGTGATGAACTGCTCGAGGAGTGGAATGTTGATGAACAAGAGGTTCTCTCATGGGGTAGGAGCGACCCTGAGGTCATCAGGCTTATTGACGATATGGCTGGTTTGATAGGTGATATCTGATGGCTGGTGAAGATGGCCAGGGGGTAGTCGGTAGGTTCATCGACAGGATAACTGGCAACTACCGCAGGAAGACTACACCTGAGCCCATAATGCCGCTTTGGAAGGCGGGCATACAGGAGCCTGTCCTAGTCCAGGGTGTGAGCATACCAGCCCTCTACGCCACAGTGCAGGAGAGCATCATACTCAGAACCACAATCAACACCCTCTGTCAGGAGATATTCAGAAGAGGGCATTACTGGAAGAAGAAGTTCCACAAGAAGTGCAAGCAGTGCGAGGAGGAGTACCAACATGATACCGTATCTGAGTGTAGGATGTGTGGAGGGTCTGATTTCAAGTCCCCAGATGCAGACCAAATTCTATACCCGCGCTGGTTCGTCAAGCAGAGGAATGGGATGGACCAGTCCTTCACTGATGTACTGAGAGAGGTCGAATGGGATTTGGATATCGTTGATGACGGGTTCATAGTCCTCATCAAGGAATATTTCCTTAACCGAGATTCTGGAAAGATTGAGTTCTACAGGGTCAAGGAGATGATGAGAGGAGACCCCACATTCATGAGAATCGTCGCCGACAAGAGGGGTGTCAGAGGTGGGAGATACCTAATCTGCCCTGTTCACAGGGATAGGACTTATCCCTTCTCAGAGGAGGAAAAGACATGTGATGTTTGCGACTTGGATTTGCAGGATGTTCAATTCATCAATACAGCCGGTTCTGGGAAGACCCAGTATTACATGGAGGGGGAGATTGTTCATGTTTCCAAGTATAGTCCTTCCAAACTGTATGGTCGTAGTCCTGTAGCCACGATGTGGAGGCAGGCCATGACTCTCACAGCCATGGACAATTTCATGTATCTGTCCTATCAGAAGCGGAGAATGCCTCGTGGTGTTCTTGCTATCACCACAGATAACATCCAGTCCACAGCCGCCTTCTGGAAGGGCGCAGAAGAAAAGATGGAGAGAGACCCTCATTATATTCCCAAGGTCGGAATAGAATCTGCTACCGGTAGAGGCCGTGTTGAGTTTGTCAGGTTCATGGATACTCTTGATGAGATGCAGTATGGACAGGTTCGCGACGAACTACGCATGCGTATAGCAGCATTCTACGGGGTATCGAACATCTTCATGATGGATTCTGGTAAGGGTGGTGGCCTCAACAACGAGGGGTTGCAGATACTAGTCACCAATCGTGCTGTCGAGTTCGGTCAGAAGTTGTATTCTCGTGATATCTTCCCAAGGCTCTTTTCCGAGATGGGTATCACAGATTGGGAAATGACACTCTATCCGAACGAGGAGGAAGATGAAGTAACCAGATTGAGGAGGGATGAGCAGGAGGTCAACATCGCCCAAAGGATGGCTCAACTCGGATTCCAGCCTGAACTCACAGAGGATGCCGGTAGAGACATCAAATTCGTTTACAAGAAACCAGACCCTCAGGAAGTGGCTGCTCAACAACAGGCGGCGATGCAACAGGGTGGCGGTGGTGGGGCTCCACCACCAGATGCTGGTGCTGGTGGCCCACCGCCTGGAATGATGCCACCTCCAGCACCCGCAGGTGGTATGCCACCACCGGGGATGGCACCACCGATGGGGGCTGGTCCAATGATGGTCCCACCAACCGCTGCTCCCGCTGGGGGACCTCCAGCAGGGGCACCAACACCTGGTGGTGCTGCTAGAGGGCTTCATGGTGGTGGGATTTTCCATCCAGGAGACGCTCGCAGATTGCCTCTGGTGACCAGAAAGAGTTTCGCAGCAGGTTCAGATTCAGAAGGTCAGGGCCTGCGTAACCGAGGGCCTGCACCAGTGAAAAATGTACAAGGATTAACTGGGCACCCCACTGGTGGGACGAAGGGGCAAAGGGGTAGTAAGAAGACTCCAATTGAGGAGGCATTGGATGCCATCCAAGATGCCAAAGAGTCTGGTGCTAATCCCTTAGGGGACAAGAAGAAGAAAGGTGGGCTTCCGCGATAGATTGAAGTGGAGAGGGGGTGTGCGGAAAATATGGTTGAGCACATTTTGAAGTTGGACCCTATGGTCAGGAAGTTAGAGACGACGATGGTAGAGTTCAAAATGGCTCTGGATAACGATGATTTGGTTTCTGCACAACAATTGCTCAGAGCAATCAGTCAGACTAGTGATTTCTTGGCAGAGGATGTCACTTCGATTAGTAAGACTGTGACAGAGAATGAGACTTCGAGTGGTGTCAATGATATCTATGCTGGTGGGGCCCCTGTTATGGAGTTCAAGGACCAGGGTTCCATCATCAAGGGAGACCGCCCTCTAGGATACATTGGGCCTGATGGAATTCAGAGTAATTGGACAGCCCAATACGGATTCGGTCAGAAGGTATGAGAATGGTAAACGATGTCACTACTCTAGTAGACGCTCTCATTACCAAAATGGAGCGTATGGATGGTGACATCGACATCTTGAGAGAGCAGAATCTAGAACTTAGGAAGATGATGGCAGACCCTGGTGCTTTGCTCCTGAAGGCTGGGTATATCACAACCTCCACTCCCGCCACCGAGGATGTCTGGGGTGACCCACTTCGTGGAGATAGAAATGCGGTTATCGAGAAGGCTGCCGTAATGATTGACGGCATCATAGTAACTCCCCCTGTTGACAACCAAGACTGGCATGATATGGGTTGGGATAAAATTCACGCGATGGCTGAGCAGGCCGCAGTAGCAGAAGGAAGGCCGGTGGACCAACAATGAAGCCAATACAGGTAATAGCAGGGCAATATGCCCCAGATGTAGACGAGATGATAGAGAAAGCAGGTAGTATGATTGAGAAGATAGCGTTGGATAATTCTCAGATTCGTAATATCACTGGGGTCGAGGAAGCCCCGATGAATCATTACTACACCAATCAGGAGTTACCAGGTGAACTAGAGGACATCACCAACAAGGGCGCTAGCAGCGAGAATGTGAGTTTCATCAATGCTAATCCACATCAATCTGGTTCGACTCTAGATTCCCACGAGAATCAGGCTGGTGGAGACGCCCACCCCCCTTCTTCTTACACACACTCCAGTGTGGGGAAGCCCCCTTCTGATATGAGGAAGGAGATTGAGATACTTCTAAAGAAGCGTTGTCCTTGTGGTGAAGAAGGCTGTGAGGGCTGTGTTGATGGCATGAAGAAAGCGGGTGACCCTCTAGCGGCTTTGGCTGCGCTCAGTGGTGGCGGAAAGGGTGGTCCAGGTGGTCCAGGTGGTCCAGGTGGTCCAGATGGCCAACCAATGGGTGATGATGGCGGTCTCCCTCCTGATGGTATGCCCCCAGGAGATGATGACCCTTCTGACCCTGAAGGACTCGCTGCGAAGGTTCATGACCTAGTGGATAGACTGAAAGAGATGGCTGGTCCTGGTGATGAGGGACCCCCCATGGGTGATGATATGGAGGGTGAAGACTCTCCAAGCGCAGGTCCAGGTGGTCCGCCAATGCCCCCTGGGATGTGATAGGGCGGTGGTGATGGTGTGCATGAAGGCCCTGAAGATTTCTTCCTGAGCAGCAAAGCACGCTATCAGAACTCCCAAGATGATGAAGACGCAGCAGAACTCTTTTTCGCTATACGGAACATGCTCAATCATGGGCTGGATGTAGAGTGGGATGAGACAGTCGTCAAAGCGATGGCAGTGCTCGAAGAGCCTGAGAAAACAACCAAACCCGCTATGGAAGCCGCTGTAGAGACAGTCGCGCGTAAGAAGACCAAAACAGAAGAGAAGGCTCGCCTCAAGGTAGATGTTTCAGAGGCTCTGCCAATACCACCTACTCCCTATGAATTGAATAGGCCTGGGGCGCACATTGACCGATATAGGATGACCCCTTCTCTATATGGGCAGCAGACCAGGACCAAGCAAGGCGCTCTGACCGAAGAAGGTATTCGGGAACCGGGGGAAGAAATCAACTTCCTTACCAGTCTCATGGTGGGAGGTAAGGAGGCTGTGCGGCCTGACAATCCTACCATACCCAGTAGATACTTCGACATCCAGTCCCATATGCATTACACAGATAACTATGGTAATCGAGTTAACTTTGAGATTGACGACATAGACCCTGATGTATGGTTGAGGGGGCCTGGATTCAAGGATAGGGATGGGAACCTATACCCAGAATGGGAGAAAGACCCCTTGAAATGGCTGAGAGACCACGCAGATGAACCAGTCAAGGATGAGCAGGCTGCTGCAAAGGGAATCAAGTACCGAGATTATCTCCGACCTCTAATCGCCAGGGCGGAGTATACTGGGGAAGGGCGGGTTGCACATGGGGACCTCGATACAACCTTCAACCCAAGGGAAACAGAGTCGGCCCAGTATATTCAAGGAGAGCGCTTGCATCAGGGGAGGGAACTCATACCTCACAAATCATCCCAGTCACAAGACCCAATACAGGCCCTGCATCTAACCAGTAATTCACCTGTCACGGAGAACGCAGCAAGAAGGTTCCACTCTGGGTTCCTAAACCCAAAAAGTCCCCATTTCGTCCGAACTGTGGAAGAGGCCATCAAGAAGAAGAACGAGGCCATAAGACTGGACCAGGGTGAGGATTGGGGTCAACCGGGACGCGAGACCCATTTGCATGACATGAGGTCTAGAAACCTCAAGGGCGAGATAGTCGGTGATGACCTACCACCGTCTTTCACTTTCACCAGGATGTACGAGGAGTATTACCATGATTGGCTCGAGCGTAACGGGCACAGGCTGAAGAAGGACATGGATGAGGAGGATAAGAGGCTTCTGTTTTCAGACTGGTTTGACTTGGAATTCGACATAGGTCAGGAGAATGATGAATACATCGCTCAGAAACTCCTGCGTCTTGACAAAGGGGTGAGGAAACGCTACAACCGGAATGAGTTGATGCTCGACCCGGAGTTCCAGCACAAGAGAGATAACGAATTCAGTCATCATCGTGTCGGTGTCATCCCCTACCTTTTAGGATTGCAACTTGCTAGTCCTGAGCAGCGTATGTACGCTTTTGCTGATTTTGTCTCCTACCTGAAAGAAGAGGGAGACCACCCAATAGAAGGGTCACTGGAGGAGAGAATGCGGGGAGCCTCCCAGAATGCGGGGGATATGCGCGTGGATGAGTTACTGGACCATATGCATCAAGCCCTGACTATGAACATGGCCGCCATCGCGGCTAATATGATGGAACACCCACTTGAGGGTAAGGGGTATCTCCCACCTTACTTCGACATGAACGCTCGCGTTCGGAAGGCTATAATCAGGGATGCTATGAAGCATGCTCATGACT